TACTGATGTTTTGATTTTCTTTGTGAGTGAAATAAATGGCACTGTTGTTGTTGCAAACAACGGAACACCATTTGATTCAAATGCTGTGAAAAAATCGGTATGATTTGCGCCACCTACTAGCATATTTTTATTCCTTGCTTAAATGTGAAAATGTCTTTACTAAATAATTCCAAACCCTTTGTGAGGGTTTTCTTGTATATTCTCGAATCAGCAATTTTGCGTTTCTCTCTGCCTTTGGGTTGAATGAATCTTTTTCAATTGCATATCCATCATGAATCAAAATGATATTGGTATCATGAAACGGCAATTCATTTCCATTTGTTGTTGGTATCTCATGGCATATCCCTTCCCAATTGATTCCTGAATTTCTTTTGAACAACCTACAATTGTGCAGTGCATATCTTTCACGAACATGTGCATTTTCAGGTTTGTCAAATGTGATGCCTGCAATTGATGTCCATCCTGCAACAACACCTTCTGCATCCATTGACTTTATTTCATCAATCACATCATCAGGATGATTTGCAATATATTCATCAGAGTCAATATGCAAAACCCATTTTCCCGATGCATGAAAATCCATCATATTTCTAATTGCACTGAAATCAAAGTCAATGCCATAATCCTTGTACCTATATTGCAATGTCACAATCTTTGGTGTGTCTGCAATCAATTCAAATTGTTCATCATATTCATCAACCTGTTGAATCATGCATGAAACAATCTGTGCATCTTTTGGCAGTCTTGAAATCAGCATTGATAGATTGCATTCTTTTGGATGCATCACGCAAACTGATAGCAATTGTTCTTTCATGAAATCCTTGTGTAAAAAATTCTGAATGTCATCAATGTCAATCCCTTTGTTTCATCATCTGAAAATGTGACGGGTTCCGAACCAATAAAGTGAACGGATGAAAATGTCGTTTGTTCATAATCAGATACATATTTTTCAACTTCCAAATCTGTCAAGCACCATTCAACTTTTTCTGCCAAATCTTGCATGGCATATCTTAGTGATGCCTTGCCAAGTGTTGGTTGCTTCTTGACTGCATTTCCAAGCAAAAGATAGATATCAATTTTGCCCAAATCGGAAACAGCAGACATATCTTCCAAAGACTCTGTGAATCTTTCATCAGTGCTTCCATAAATGCCTACATAATCAAAGCCATATGATTCATATTTGTGCAATAGTATTTGTTCATATACTTTCACACCTGACATTGTATTCAATTGATTTGTTATGGCATCAGTTAAGTGTTTTTCTCTTGACATGTTTTTAGTTCCGTGTTCTGTTTTGCAGTTCAATGATACCTTGGACAATTGCCTGTTTCATTTGCTTTTCAAATTTCGGTTGTCCATTCCTTTTGAAATCTTCAATCGCAGGTTTCCAATATGGTCTTGCTTTGATATTCACACCACCTTTATTTTCAATGGACAATGCAATCCTTTTGAAAAATGGTGCTTTTGTTTCCATGTATTTGCGCCAAAAGAATTGTGCCATCACATAGGTTTCTTTTTTACGCTTTACACTTGATGCCCTTTTGATTGCATTGATGAATCCACCAACCTCGTGAATTTTTGCATATGGAATTTTGCTTCCATATTCCAAAGTAAATTGACTGCCTGATTGCGATGCCTTGTAGATGTTGTTTTCTTTATTCTTGATGAATGATTTGAACAAAGCACCACTTACAGAAAACAAAGAATTGCCTGTATTGAAAACAGGTGCACGATTTGATTCACCACCTGTTGCACCTTGATTCTTGATAAACTTTGCAATGGACAATTGCATGAATGCAGGAAACTGTTGTAATTGATCTGCAACAACAGGTCTGATGATATTTGTGATTTGTTCCTTTGAAAACATTAGACTGCTGCAATCCTGAATTTTTCAAAATGTCTTTGCCATTTGATGTCAGTGCTGATTGATGCATTGATGCTTTGACCTGCGCCACCTGTTGCAACAGAATTCAACCCAAACCAATTACCACCTGTTGCTGAATTCTTGTATATCCATGATGCCATTTCCGTAATGCCTTGCAAAACATTATTTGGCATTGTGGCATCTGAATACCCTGTTGACAATGTTGCACGGAACATCCCTGAATTCAGAGCCGTGTTTGCTGTGTAGGGGATATATATCCACCTATGCTTACTTTCTAAGCCGTGGCGGGCTTGAGAATGCGTAAAAACATAATTTACTGATGATGCACGCAAGGGCTGACCACAATATGATTCAGCCTCTGCATAGCATATATCAAAAACATCATCAAACCATTCATACAATACGGCATCCTCTGATGATTGATCGCCTGATAATTCCAAATTATTGTATTGAAAGAATGATGCCTGCAATCTTGGGTATGCCGTTGAATAACTCATTTTGTATTTGCCTTTTTATCTGATGTTTTCTTTGTTGTTTCCGATGCCTTTGCATCCTCTCTCACTACATATCCACGCTCTTCCAACTTGGCAAAATCTGCATCATTCAATTCCGTGATTCTGCCTTCATCCAAACCGCCAAATGCTCTTATCACTTTTGCATGTATCATATTTCATTCCTTTGAAAAATCGGATGCAAGACATTTGCCCTGCACCCTTTTCATTCATTCAAAATTAGGTTGTTGATGTTTTGAGAACGCCGATTGCTGATGGTGCAGGGAATGCAATTCCAATTGATTCAGTGACCATGATTCCGCGTTGTTGTGTTCCACCAAGACCTGTTGCTGCAAAGTATTCTTTGTATTCATCAACTGTGATATCCTCACGAATACCAAGGATTGAATACTGTGAAAAATCTGCATAAACTGCTGATGCAACATTTGCTGCTGATGTCGCAAACAATGAATCAGGGACAACATGCATTGGGCGACCTGTTGGTGTAACATAGGTATTGTTCTCAAGTGCTGTGAGTCCAATTGATGTCACTTCCAAAGGACGAATCATATCCCAAATAGGACGACCATTTACTGCATCAGTTTCTTTCAAGAGATAACCAAATACAGATTGTGGCACAACAAATACACCATTTGCACCAACACCTGAATTCACACCCAAGCGAAGATTGATTAAGTCCTTCCATGATATGTCTTCAAATGCATCTTTGCCTGAATTGTTTGCACCACCTTGTCTGATTACTGATGTACCTGAAAGGATTGTGCAACCTGTGAATTCGGGTGCATTTCCTGTGCCTTTGAAAAACTGCTTATCCTCTGCTTCTGCAATTGCCTGTGCCAAACCTTGAATTGTGTAATCAAGAAATGCAGGTGTTGCATCACGCAATTGTTCATCAGATACAATACATCCACCAACAATTTTCTTTGCTGTGAGTGCTGTGCCTGTATAGAAATTTGCACTGTCTGTCAATGTCAGTGATGAACCTTCAGCAACAACCGCTGCACTGAATGCACCTGATGATGTAATGTTTTCTGTTTTGCCACGCATTGGATAGATTTTTGCCAATGCTCTTGCATATCCAAATCTATCAGCAAATGACATAATTTCTTCAACCCAAAATTGAGGAACCGCAAATCCACCCTGTGCATTTGTTCCTGTGTTGAAATTTGCTCTTGTCAAATACTTTTCATTTGCTCTGTTTGCAATATCTTCTGCAATACCCAATTTGCCCTTTGTCAATGCTGTGATGTATTCACCAACAATGCGAGCCTGCTCATTCTTTGTATCATGGTCTGCTTTCACTTTCACATATCCAACTTGCGGTGCATTCATTGGATTCATATTGCGAACTCTTTCTGTTGCAATTTCATTTGCACGGGATTCGATTGCTTTTGTCAAATCCTCTTTTGTTGTTGTAATGATATTACTATTCATTATTTGTTTCCTTTGATAGATTCCAAAATTTCATCTGCATTCAATTTCTTGATTGTTGCAATTGAAAAACCACGCTCTGTGTTTATTGCTTTTGTGATTTTCTTATTGCCTTCATTTATCATTCCTACACCTTCCATAATCATTGCCATTGTTGTTGCACTGATTTTCTTTCCTGCTCTTGTCTCAAATGATGCTTCTACTGTTTCTGTTGGTTGTGCAACTGCAGGTGCAGGTTCAACTTGCGGTTCAACTTCTGCTGTTGCATCAGGATTCAAAATTGCCATGACTTTTTCTGCCATTGCAACTGTTCCTTCTTCTGCTGCCTGTGTTGCCAATTCTTCATCAATTGCCAATTCTTCTTTCAAGAATAGCAATGCTGCTTCCTTGATAACAGGCAACAATTGATCTTCGATTGCAACAACTTGTTCAGGTGTTAACATTCTCTTGATTCCAATTTGTTTCAAAATTTGTTTGTATGTTTTTTGCTGCTGATTCTCAAATGTTTTCTTTATCAATGCATCCCTATTTGCAGGGATTGTCACAACACTAAATTCAACCAATTCTGATTTAGTATATGTCGTGACTTTTTCGCCATCTATATTTTGTTCTGTTTGTTCAATCGGAATGATGCCAACGGAAACTGCACTCACAAAACCATTCTTGATTTTGTCATTGACTTTGATTGCCTTTTCATCATTCATGTCCAATTGAATTGTTGCTTCTAAATTCTCACCATTCAGGAAAAATCCTAAGCACTTACCAATTGGCAAATAGTCTGATTTGTGATTGATAAGTACAACAGGATTATTCATGTATGCTGAATAATCAATGCCTGATGGCACAATGATGGTGCCGTATCTATCCACATCAGGTGTACTGATTGTGAATGACCATATGCCATCATCCTTTGGTTCCATGCCTTCCATCTCATAATCTTCGCCATTGCGTTTTACAAGATTAAATTCACGGTGAATAATATTGCTCATTTGTATTCCTTTGTTTTGTTTTGCCTGTTCATTGTCTCTGATATTCTTTGACCATGTATATCCTGCATCACCACCCCACAATCCCCACGCAACACGACCTGCCGATGGATAGCCTTTTTCATCAGGCTCAAATCCTTCTGCTTTTTTGTCAACTTCATGTCTTGCAAAAAATGAGTACATGCGAATGACTGTGTCATATGACAAACTTTCACCTGCCACAATTTGTCTTGCACGAATCTTGCCAATGCGAGTGCCACCGCGCCTGCCTTCATCAACCCAATCAAGAGCACGCTGTGCTTCAATCTTCATGCCTTCTGTTGGTTTATATCCTGCCATAATTATTGCACGGGAAATAGATAACATCTGCACCTAACTACATTTGATGCCTTGACTGTTGTGCCACCTTGCGATTCTCCTGCAGGTCTGTCAATCAATGAACCATCATCAAATTTGAACCAACCAAGTTCATTTTCAATTTGTCCATCAATTGCTTTGTGTGATGGTCTGACCCTGCCATCCCTTTCTGTATTCCACATTGATTTGACTTTGAAAGATTTGAACACTGTCTTTTGTGTTCCTGTTGTCACTGATGTTGCCGTTGTTTGTGCAATCATTTGAACACGCGATGTTGAAAGTGTTTTGAATTCCCTTTGCAATATTTCTTCAATCACTTCTTTTGGTTGCGTTGCATTTTCAGCAATCGTTTCAATCACATCTTGTTTTATCAAGTCCATTGAATCCGAAACTGATGAAACAATCTTTGCATTCAATTCCCTTGACATAGATTGCAATTGCTGTCCAAGTTCTCCTGTCAAATCCTCTTTTCCCATTGAAAAGTCTTTCAACACTTTTTGTGTAATTGTATCAACTGATTCATTCACCACCTTTTGCAATTGCTGTTGTTGGTTTGCATTCAATCCATAAGACACAACAGGTTCCTGTCCATTGTCAATTGCATTCATGGTTTCTTGATTGAATTCATTGACAAAAGATTTGACTATGATTCCCAATTTTCCCGAAATGCTTTGTGACATTTCATCATATTGGCGCCAATTCTCTGCCCTCGCCTCTGCTGTTTGCATAGGGAATGACCGTGGCACAATACTCATTTTTGCCGTCTCTAATGCCCGTGGTTGAACAGAAACAGGTTTTGGCATATTCACTACCGTATCAATGGGAACTAAGCCATTGACAAGCATTGCAACATCACCACCATTTATTGCATCATATCCTCTTTCTCGCCTTGCATCATTGATTGTTTTGATGCCATATTTCAATTCAAATTCTTCCTGCTTGATTTGACTTTCAACATCAGCAAATTCATATGGCTGTGCCTGAATCAAAACATCATCTTCAAATTCTTGTCAATTCTTCTGCAATGTACATTGCAACAGGGTCAATTGTTTGCTGTCTGAAAACTGCATATTGAACCTCTGCTGTTGCTCTGTTTTGGAATTCACCTGTGAGCATTCCTGATGGAACCCCAAACACCTGTGCAATCTGTGATCTAACATCCTTTGAAACGGAATCATATGAAATTCCAATTTGCATTTCAGGTGGCAATGACATATTCAATCCACCTGATAACAATGCTCTCAATTTGTAATTTGGCAGGGCTTCATTCCATTGCTCTTTCAATGATTGCCATAATTCAGCATCAACATTTTCTGATGATGTCACAACCAATGGTGGAACCGCATTATTTGCAAACAATCTTTGTAAGTAGTCCGATACCTCACCATCTATTTGTGCATATGGCAAAACAGCCGAAACAAGACCGCGCCCAAATATATTCATGCCAATAAGTTCATCAGGTTTTGATGATGATGGAAATATATTTGCAATGTGGCATATTTCATTTTCAGGAATTTCAAATGCACCATCATTTGCGGATTGATACACATATTTTTTTATGAAATTGTCACCACCCCTAACAACTCGCATTCTTGTCGGATTCAGCACCCACATTTGCAATGGCACATCATGTCCTAATGTTGGTGTCCATAGGAAAACATTTCCATTCACATCATACCAATTTGAAATTCCTTTCATGATTTGTGATGTTGTGAAATATGGATTTGGATTTGACAAAAGTCTATTGATCCAATGACTGTTTGCAAGTTCCTCTTTTTCCCAATTCAATTCCCTGAATGATTCCATGTCAACAGACATTAATCCGTTGGCTCTCATTTGCAAACATGCGAAAACAGTGCCATAAGCCGACACAGTCAATTCATTTCCTGATGTTTGACTTGTCATGCCTCTGCCATCATTCAGGTATGCTATTGGCGGTTTATTGCGTTTTTCTGCAATTCCACCTGCAATGAATTTGACTCTTTCAAGAATGTTGTTGTAAAGTGACATTGTTCAAATCCTATACATGTACTGATGGTGTTTTTCTAATTGCACTGAATGCCATTGACAAGGCATCAATCATATCATCATGCCTGTCTTGTTTCGTGCCTGTAAATGACAATAATTCATCTGTGAATTCAGGCATCAAATGTGGCACATGATATACTAAGCCTCTTTCATATTTTGCTTCTATCGGTTGGAACCGTATCATCTTGTCTTTTGTTGATGGAATGCCGATCACATTCATTCTTGTATTGCGTTTCAATTCTTGGACAAGCCATGCCTGTG